CCGTCTTCATCGACATAAGAAATCATCAAATCAAAACTATGTGGCTTGTTCATTTCATCTCTCCTTTTTTGTTTGGTTGGATGACTGTAAAAATATCCTCGATTGATTCATTCACGGTATGCCACTTTTTATCGTCCAATAAAATTTCTGAACGGTTTTGATTGGAACTCTTTTGCGGCCTTACTTCCTTGATGCGTGATGTCTTGATAACTCGAACATCGGTGTCGTTTAAGAAGTTGTTAAAAGTTAGCTTGATAAACATGGTGTTTCCTTTCTGGGGGCTTTCGCCCCCTGTTAGTTATGCTATGTTTGCGTGTTTGTTAAAGCGATCTTGTCTTTTTTGTTGAGCCTTTTTATATTTTTCAACAACTAATTCTTGTGCCACAGTCACGCCTCTTGTGAACCTTTCCAAGTCCTCTCTATTCTCGCTGTTGAAAACAACAAGACCGTTATGTTTGATTTTGTAAGTAGCATTTTCAAAATGCCACGCTGATTGTCTTGGCAGTTGGAAATAACTTTCCAGAGCCAACAAAGCCGCATGAAGGTTTGCAAAGGTTGCGAACCTTTTTCCATTCTGATAAAGCGTTGTGTTAAATGCGTATGCCATCTCATCTCTCCTAGTTGAGGGGGCAAAGCCCCCTGTTAATTTTAAAGTGCGATCCAACCTTTTCCAGTTGTGTTATCCCAGTCAATATTAGTGATGATGCAATTCTTTTTTGCTTCTGTTTCACGAAACCATTTTTTCATTTCCACAAAAAGATCATTCTCATCTTTAAGATTAGGCCACTTCAGCGAGGCCAATTCTTTTTGCGTTTCAATTTCTCTCACAACTATTTCATCCCCTGCTATACCCACTCTTGCTTTTTTCATCTCATCTCTCCCAGTTAAAGTTTGTCTACAGTTTATGCCCACCCTTGATTAGAAATATTGCTATCAAGATAGTCGCTCTCTGGCGTTTCACTAAGATAGCCAATCAATTCCTGTTCACCATCGTGGCACTCTTGGCATAAGCCACTAGGATGAACTGCCTCTACCTGACTCAAAAATTTAACTACTTCTGGGTCTTTCTGACTTTTTGCGTAATCAATACAACTTGCACATTTCATCTCATCTCTCCTTTTGTTAGTTATTTAATAAGTTTTTTTTCTTTAGCTAACCAAAATGGAATGAGGGTTGTGAAAACTCCCTCAAAAGCCTTGCCTGTGCAACGTAGCAATGTAACTTGGCTCAATGGAATCCACTCTGACCTGTCTTTAGAAGAGTTCTGGTCATCTATCAAGAAAGCCTTACCAGAAGAACTCATCTCCAAATACTGTGGAGATTCTGAGTCATCATCTGCATGGACAAGCGGAAGCTGACCAATGTCAACAAGACCATGAGGCCATACATCCACGATCTTTACATCCAAGTCATCAATGTGTACTAAGTTTTCCATCTCATCTCTCCTTTTGTTAATCATCATCATGGGGATATTATAGCATCATAATGATATATGTCAAGAGAAATGCAATAAAAAAATAGCCAAAACCCTCTTTTTTTGGGGGCTTGCTAAATCGTTGGATTTAAAGGAAAAAAGGGGGTTGATATATTGCTCTGAGTGTGTATTTTGGGGGGGTATGGACAATAAAAAATTAAGCAAAAACTTTACAATTCAGGAATTTGAGTGCAAATGTGGGTGCGGTGCGAATGACATCAGCGTGGACTTGGTGGACAGGTTGCAAGAACTGAGGGATGCTGTTGGGATGCCGCTGTCGGTAACGAGTGGCGTGAGATGTGCTGACTGGAATCGAGAGATGGGTGGTTCTGAGGCGAGTTCGCATATCACTGGAAATTCTACAGCAGTCGATATTGCTTGCACATCCTCTCGTAATCGTTATATCATTTTAGAGAAGGCTGTTTTAATTTTTGATCGTGTCGGAATAGCTAAAAATTTTATACATTGTGATGTCGATCCAAATAAAACGGCTGGGGTTGTTTGGGTTTATTAACTTTTTAGGAGTTCATCATGGAAGCATTAGTGGCGTTGGCCTCGAACCAAAGCTGGTTTCAGGTATGTGGCGAAATTATTTTAATAGCCAACAGTATCACGATGTTGATCAGCGATAAGTTCATGCAAGGCAATCCTATTCTTGCCAAGATCAACATGGGCTTAAATTTTCTTTCCTTAAACATTTTCAAAAATAAAAATCAATGATGACTCTAATGGTGGTCATAGGACTTATTACTCTTTTGGGTGGTGGCTTCTATTGGGCAGTCAGGATGGGAAAGAAGATGCAGAGGTTGGAGAACTTTGAGGTTGGCAAAGAAAAGATGGGAAGTGTTTCAGAATTTAACAGGCGAATTGATGAAGAGACTGATAGAAAAATTAAGTCTGGTGGTGATAGCCCTGTGGGTGGGGCATGGTTGCGTAACAAGTAGCGGCACAACACATCTGCCAATACACAAAAGACCAGTCATTCCTTTTGCAGTGGAGCAACCACATAAAGCCTTTATCGGTTGCGGAGATGATTATTTCTGTATTTCACCTGAACATTTGCAGGGTCTTAGAAGGTACACAATTGAAATGGATGCATTGGTTAGAAAGTACGAGCACGCAACTGAAGTGTTCAATGATTAATGTCCAAGAGGAAGGAGAATTATCTTGACTCCAATGCTTATTTTGACAATCCAAACTTAGAGTATCCATTGCATAGTAAGCAAAAAAATGAGGTTGTCTTGGATCAAGGTGAGTATCTCTACCCTTGTTATGTTTATGACAAACATGGAAAGTTGTTAAGAGTTGAATATCCCAAGGTTAAAATAAAATTGAAGAGATGGACTTCAAGATTTTAATCCTGCTTCTTTTTTATTACATTTTAACTGTGATGGTAATTATTTACGAGAATTTTAATTAAGTTTAAACAACAAAATGGACAAACAGATTTTAATATTTTTAATTACTATTTTTATTGCCACCGCTGGAATGGCAAGAGGGTTTGATCTGAATATTAATAATCTTATTGCTCCACCAACAATGATTAAGTACCAAGGCTCTGCCCATGCAGTGTTTGATATGGGTGGAATGAAGTATTTATTCAAAGTCACACAAGAAGCAAGGCTATTCCCTCAATGCAATGCTATCCAGAAAAAAGGAAAAGAGATTATGGTTGTTGGGCATAGTCCTGATGGTTATGCATATTTTGTTGATAAAAACCCAGTTGCTTTTAAGACAAATCACAACCCAAGCTGGACTGACATTGTGAAGAGAACACATGAGTAAGCTGAATCCAAAACAAAAGAAATTTGTCAGAGAGTATGTCAAAGACTTCAATACTTCTCAGGCAATGACAAAGGCTGGATATTCAAAGACTAATGCAACTGCTGGTGGGAGAAGGATGTTAGAAAATGTTGGAGTGAAAGAAGAGATAGAAAAGTATATTCAAAGGGATGAGGGTGATGTTGATGCAAGAAGAAGGGAGATTGTTAAAAAGACACATGAAATGATGCACGCTGACATTCTTGATCTTTATGACTCAGTTCATGGTGAGTTGGTTGTGAAGAGCCTGACTGATGTGCCAAGAGGTGTGAGGGATTTGATTCAGGAGATACAAACTATTCAGTTGCCTGATGGTGGTGGGCTGGGTTGTAAGATCAAACTGATTCCAAGAGACAGGATCATCAGCCTGAACGCAAAGATTCATGGGATGATGGTTGAGAGGCACGAGGTTAAGATGGATCATCAGGTAACACTTGTTGACTGTTTGAGAGAGATCGATGAACGAGAAAAAGCGAATAACGCAGAAACAAAATCAGTATCGAACTGACCCAGTAGCGTTTGTTGTCGAGGTGTTGGGTGTCCAGCCTGACAAGTGGCAAGCCGAAGCACTGAAGGCTGTGTTGTCTTACGACAGAATATCTATTCGTAGTGGGCATGGAGTTGGGAAATCCTATTTCCTTAGTTTTCTTACGTTGTGGTGGTTATGCACTCGATCCAACGAGGGTTGCAAGGTAGCTATGACTGCACCAACCTCACATCAGTTGCACGATGTTTTGTTTAGTAGCATCAGTGAACTGTATCGGAAGATGCCAAAGTGGTATCAGAATCAATTAGCTGTAAAGAGTGAACGAGTCGAGGTGGTTGGGAAAGAGCAAGAGTGTTTTGCGGTGGCTCGAACAAGTCGGAGAGAGAACCCAGAAGCACTGCAAGGATTTCATAGCCCATCGATGCTTTTTATAATAGACGAGGCCAGTGGTGTTGAGCCTATGGTATTTGAGACTGCCCAAGGTAGTATGAGTTCTGCTGGTGCTAAGACAATCATGTGTGGCAACCCAACAAGACAAAGCGGATACTTCTACGATTCATTTCACTCGCATCGAGACAAGTGGAAAACATTTAAGGTGAGTTGTGCTGACTCTAAGAATGTAGACCCGTCATTCATTGAAGAGATGGCATCGAAGTATGGGGAAGAGAGTAGCGTGTTCAAGGTTAGGGTGTTGGGTGATTTTGACAATGAGCAAGGTGATACGGTTGTTCCTCTAAATATTATTGAGAGTGCTGTTGAAAGGGCGGTTGAGGTGAACCCAGCCGCAAGCGTAGTCTGGGGATTGGACTGTGCGAGAATGGGGAATGATCGTACCGCCTTGTGCAAGAGAAAAGGTAATGTATTGCTGGAGCCTATTACATACTGGCAAGGCAAGGACTTAATGCAAACGTGTGGGTTGATCGTTGCTGAATATAAAAGATTGGAGAGTTTTCCTGATGAACTGCCTGAAGAAATTTGTGTTGACAGTATTGGACTTGGTGCTGGTGTGTGTGATCGCCTTGCGGAACTTGGTCTGCCAGTCAGAGGTGTTGCTGTAAGTGAAAGGCCGTCAACAGATGCAAAGACCTATATGCGACTTAGAGATGAGCTATGGTTTAAGGCAAGAGAGTGGTTTGAGTCACGAGACTGTAAAATCCCAGAGGGGTGCGATGAACTGGTGGCTGAACTAAGCGTACCTACCTATCAGTTCACGAGCGTTGGTAAGATACAAGTCGAATCAAAGGATAGCTTAAAGAAGAGAGGGGTTCGATCCCCTGACTTGGCAGACAGCTTCTGCCTGACTATGGCACACGAGAAAGTATTTAGTGGTGGCTATGGATTTAAAACAGAATTACCAGAACTTGAGGTGGCAATCGTATGACATTCAAAATGCAAGCAGACATGGACTTACTTCAGGCACATTACGATGAACTGGTTTCACGGGTAGAGGAATTGGAAAAGAAACAGGAACTAATGCTGGTCGGCATAAACAACATACTTGGAGAGAACAACACTAATCCTGTCGGGGGGATTAAAGTTCCTCGAAATAAAAACAAAGGGAGGGGTTAAATGAAAGCTAATATTGAAGTGAGTTATGCACCTGATGGACAGGTGTTGGAAATTATAATTCCAGAGGCTATACAAGCTCTGCCGAAAGAGGCAAGGTTTGCGATATGGGATGAGGTGTCTTTTATGATAGAAGGCATGAAAGATGACGAAGCAGGGAGTGTTCATAGCATTGGAGCCAATGCAATCAAAACTGACATGAACAAATTTAAGGGCTTATAAGAATGGCTAAGAAAAAACAAAAGATAACAGACGAGAATTTAATCGAGATTATAGAGCGAGAGGTTGGTAGTTCTATCACCTACTCTGGCGAACTCGACAGGCAAAGACGCAAGGCACTTGAGTATTACAATGGTGAGCCTTTTGGTAATGAGATCGAGGGAAGGTCAAGCGTTGTGTCCACTGATGTCATGGATGTGGTCGAGTGGTCTATGCCAATCCTTATGAAGATATTTGGTTCAGGCGATCAGGTCGGAAGGTTTGAGCCGCAAAACCCAGAGGATGTCGAGTCAAGCGAACAAGCTACAGATTACTGTAATTATGTTTTCTTTAGGCAGAATGATGGGTTTAAACTTTTATACGATTCAATGAAAGACGCACTGCTTAGTAAGACTGGCATCTACAAGGTGATATGGGAAGAGACTGAAGAGGTGGTGCGTGAAGACTATGAGGGCTTGAGCGATGAAGAATTTGAGTTGCTTGTCATGGATGATTCGGTTGAGGTTGTTTCGCATACGGCTGTCAGTGGTATGGTTATGGATGAAGGTGAAGAGACTGTTGGCTTGAGTGAATCACCAGAGATGGGAATGATGGGCGAGGTTCAAGAGGCAATGCAAGCACCACAGGAAATGGTGGAGCAACCTGAAGTTATCCCAACATTCCACAATGTATCTATTCGCAAGAAAGTAAACGATGGCAAGGTCAACATAGAAGTTGTTGCCCCTGAAGAGTTTTATATTTCGAGGAACGCAAGGACTATAGAAGACTCGCCTTTTGTTTGTCATCGTACTCGACACACTGTAAGCGAACTTATCGAGATGGGGTTTGATGATGCAGATGAGTATACGAGCGATGACTCCCAACACTACGATCAGGAAAACATTGCTAGAAGGTTTAACGATGACAGTCTAGCCAATATGCCGACAGACGAACTCGATGCAAGCACTCGTGAGATATGGGTTGATGAAGCATACATTCGATGCGACTGGGATGGTGATGGGATTTCAGAGATAAGGAAAGTCTGGAAGGCTGGCAACAAGATAATACTGAATGAAGAGGTGGATCGGATTCCATTCACAACGATCTGCCCACTGCCAATGCCTCACAAGTTCTATGGTTTTTCAATAGCTGACATTGTGATGGACTTGCAGTTAATCAAGTCAACGCTATGGAGAAATATCCTCGACAACATTTACCACTTGAACAATGGAAGGTTCGAGTGTTTGGATGGCAAGGTCAACATGGATGATATGCTGACCAACCGCCCTGCTGGTGTTGTTCGAGTCAAAGAGATGGGTGCAGTTAAAAGGCTGGATGCTCCGAACATTGGGAACGCTCCTTACGAGATGCTTAATTATATCGACAGCGTCAGGGACAGTCGGACTGGTATCACCAAGTTTAATCAGGGGCTGGACGCTAATGTGCTTCAGCAAACCACTGCGACAGCTTTTATGCAACAGATGCAGTCAAGCCAAGCAAGGATAGAGTTGATAGCTAGAGTGTTTGCAGAGACTGGCATCAGGGAAATGTTTGGAATGATTTACGAGTTGTTACAAAAGAACTCTGACAAGGCGAAGGTTGTGAAGTTGCGAAACAAGTGGGTGACTGTTGATCCGCAAAGTTGGAGAGACAAGGCAGACTTTACCGTAAGGGTTGGTCTTGGTAATGGCAACAGGGAACAAAACATGGTGCATCTCCAGACACTCGCCCAGATGCAAGAGAAGATTGTTGCGGCTGGTGGCATGGGCTTACTTGTTACTCCGAAAAACATATTCAATACTTTGAAAGAGATTGGAATGAATATGGGTCTGAAGAATATCGAGGAATACATTACTGATCCTAAAGAGGGAATGCCTCAACAGCAACAACAGGATCAAGGTGTGGCTGAGATTGCAAGTATGCACCTAGAGGCAGAGAAGTTAAAGTTTGAAGCTGACAAGATGAAGATTCAGGTCGATATGCAAAAGCTACAAGTGGAAGCACAGAAGCTGGAAATAGAAAAACAGAAACTCGCTTTCGAGGGAGACAAGCTACAGTCTGAGATGATAATGGAGCAACAAGAGAATCAGTTGAAGGCGGCAGAGTTACAGATGGAAGGGCTAACACAAAGACCAATTAAAGTGGGGTGATAAGGTGAATGGGAATGAGGGGGGATGGATGCCCCCCTCAATTTTAAAGGCTGGATGGTTAGGACTTGGGTCGATAGATTCTTTTCTTTCCATGTGCCACAACTTCCCAGACATCTTTGACCCTTGCTCTACGATGAGGTGCTTTACGAATGAAGACAGGGACTTGCGTGAAGGAATCAACGAACTTGTTACCTTTAACTAATTGCCAGTGGTCTCCAGCAGACACAAGGTTCATTTCGTTTCGATCCTTTCTGGTTCTAAGCCAACGTGCAATAGTTGGGGGGTTGCCATTATGACTAGCTGGCTTGTTCGCAGTTGCCTTGCTCAGTCGGTATCCATAATGATTAAGGCAGTAATTAACTTCCCACCAGTGAGTTCCCTTAACAGGTCTTTCC